GACGGCACGGTCAATGGTACCAACGATTCCGTTCTGGAAAGCTGGTTCCTAGAAGGCTGCTATCTCGAGCAGGTTGCTTATGATAACATGGACTATTCAAGCTCAGAGGCTGTTATGCTCACACTTACTGTTCGTTATGACAACGCAACACAAGGTGACGAGTCGATACTTGCAGCTCTACCAGGTGACTTTACCGGTGCTAACGATTCAAGCGGTAACGCAGGCGGTTAATAAACATCGCCATGCCACCTCTGTAACACTAAAAAACGGTGCACTAGCACCGTTTTTTTTTTGGCTAAATATTAGCATGACACAGGTATTCCTACGTTCTCCACAGATTGCAAGCCGAGCTTTTGGTACGTCGCAACAAGGTCAAATAATGACCGCCGTTCCGCGTACAAAATTTGAGTTCTACGTTCAGTTCGTCCTCAGCAGCGGTGCAGCCACCATGCTTCAAAATGCCAATCTAAACACTTATGATGGATCCAGAGGTCTAACGTTTAAGGTCAAAACAGCAGAAAAGCCAAAAATCAATCTGGTAACAGAGGACCTTAACCAGTACAACAAAAAAGTCGTAGCATATAAAAAAATCGAATATCAAGAAGCTTCGTTATCCTTGTATGATACGGTTGACGACAGCCCGCTTGCCACGTGGGTCGACTACTTTACATACTATTTTGCGGACAGCAGGCGTACGTACAATCCCACCACTGCCCAGTTGGATTACCTACAGTCTCCGGTTGAGTCACAGTTCCAGCTCGGTGCCGGCTGGGGCTTTTTACCGCTGCTGGACCAACAAACAAATTTTTTCAATGCAATCATCATATATGCGTTGTTTGGTAACACCTATACAGCATTCAGCTATATGAATCCAAAAATAACGTCCATGGATTGGGGAAACAAGGATTATACATCAAGCGATCCAGAAGAAGTAGCGGTTTCATTCAAATATGAGGCAATAGATTATTTTGCGTTTGGGCAGCCGATTGGATCCGATCCATATGGATTCATGACAAATTTTGGATTTACTGGCGGTGGGTCGTCCAGCCAACCTACAGGCACGCTGGCCCTGCCAAATACAGCCAAGCCAAGGATATTTGGTCAGAATCCAACCGTAGCAACCACGCAGCAAGTGCCTGTGTCTCAATCAAATAATCTGTCCAATCCTACCATGCCAGTGCCATTGTCGACACAGCCTTATGCATTGCTACCGGCCAATTCAGCACCAGGAGCGACCGCACCGACACCCGTGGCAACGAATTCAGCGCTATCGCAAAGCCTGAATTTTGGTACATCACCTAATATCAACACGAACACATTTGCTGCCCAAACAATCACACAACAGCTAGGACAACAAAGCGGTCAAATTGCCCTAACCAATATAGGTGGCGGACAGCAATATACAAACACCTTGAATGGCAAGGTATTAAACCTTCCACCTGTATCCTCGGCTCTTCTAAACAGTCCGCCACAAAGCACCAATCCGGCCATTTCATCAACTGCGTTGGCCCTCGCGCAAGGTTACTATGGTCCATCGGTACCTCAATCCCTGGTGCAGAGCATAGCATCTGTTGCTGCCTATGTTTCGTCCACCCAGGGTGTTCCTGTATCATCCTTGCTGGGTCCAAATGGTGTTACCGACTCTTTCATAACAGGTTACAACACCCTGGCTCCGCCTGGCAGCAAGATAGGGCTAACAACCTTACAACCTCCGCCGTATGCAAATAATCCAACTTTACGTGGTTCAATCTCAGCAGCATATACGGATCCGGCATGACAAAATATAGCCAAGATGAATTCATCCCTAAGAATCCCCAAAAATTAGTGGGCAATGCGCGACCTTTTTATAGGTCGTCGTGGGAATTGAGGGTGATGATGTTGCTGGATCAGCACCCAAATGTAATCAACTGGGCCAGTGAAAGCATTGCCATTCCATACAAAAGTCCACTCGATGGTAAAATGCATAGGTACATTCCCGATTTCCTCATAGTTTATAAGGACAAGTTTGGAAAACAACGTGCCGAGCTGATTGAGGTCAAGCCTGCCAAGGAGGCCATAGCTGAAAACGCCAAGAGCAAAAGGGACAAGGCTGCGATACTCTTAAACACGGCAAAATGGGGTGCGGCAATGATGTATTGCAAGAAGAACGGGTTGCACTTTAGGATTCTCACTGAGAACGATATTTGGATAAATAAAGGAAAGGATATAAAGAAGAAGAGGAGATCTTAGTAGATGAATATCTACGAGCATAATGGTGCATTTCTAACTAACAAATATACAACATGGTACTACAATATCATTGAGTTGGCTATAAAAAAACGCAAGGTCCCGGTAGACGGGGAGTATTATGAATCACATCATATTTTACCAAAATCTATTTTTCCAAAATATAAAAGTAATAAAAGTAATTTAGTATACTTAACTCCTAAGGAACATTTTATATGTCATTTATTGTTGACAAAAATGACATATGGTAGAAATAGATATAAAATGTCCAAGGCTCTTACTATGCTTATGCATACAAAACAAATAGGAGATAGATCAAAATATTCTATTAATTCTAGGTGGTATGATTATCAACGCAGGCTGGCACATACTGTGAAAACGGACTATTGGACTGCCGAACGCCGCCGCCTTCAATCTATTAAATTGACAGCATATAATTCTGAAGTTGATAAAACATCGGATGAATATCTAAGTAGAAATGCTGCAATACAATATTATCAATTGTATGAAAAGGTATGGACAGACCGTGCAATACAAACAAGGTTACAGAACTGTTTAACTGCGGCTGCAAACAGAAAAGGTAAACCGTGGTCCGAAAATAGACGGATGTCCCACGTTCCTCGGAAACAAACCAACTCCTCCAACGAGAAGCGGAGAATCAAAATGAAAGGTAGAAAGACTTCTGACGGTATGTTAGGACATAATCATACAGATGCATCAAAACAGAAGTGCAGCAATTCAAATAGGGGATTGATTGTTATAAAACGTGGATATTGGTATGAATCCCCGCAAGGTGCGCAAATATTATTTTGTCCAATAGTTGAAACGGCTAACTTATATAATTTAAGTTTAGAACAGTTACGATTGCTACGGTTAGGAAAATTAAAGAAAAATCATCATAGAGGTTGGAGATTTATTCGAACAGCAACAGCGGATGAGATATCACCTATAAAAGAACTATATCTGAACAATTTTCACCAAAAGAAGAAATAGGCTAGTAAATAATCACATGGGAAAAACATTCAATAAGCTAGAAGATGCGTTCGACTTGCCTGACATGGATTCAATCGTGGAAACCACATCCGATGACATCCAGGAGGCGTTGGAACAAGCCAACAATCTTGAAAAACAATTTGATCAAATGAACGGTTATGATCAGCACGATACAGAAATGGATGAACTTGCAGGGTTGGCAATACAGGCCCATAAGGATCTGCAAGAGCTTGGCATGAATGTCGAGGTACGTCATGCAGGTGAAATATTCTCCAGTGCCAGCCAAATGCTGAAAATCGCCGTGGATGCAAAGAACAATAAGGTTGAAAAAAAACTAAAGTTGCTGCGTTTGCAGCTTGATAAGATGCGCATAGACAGGCAAACAGCTCCCGAGAACAAGGCATTGGACGGGACCGCCATGACACTTGATCGAAATGAAATATTAAAACAGCTACGCCAAATGGGCGGCAATGATAAATAACTCACATAGGAGCCGCCTCAAATGAAGAATTTCAAGGAATACCTTGCTGAAAGTTCGAGAGATCATAATTATGTGATCAAGTTTTCACAGCAACCAACGCAAGAGCAAGTGGAAATCATAGGAGAATGGTTAAAGAGATTTGATCTTAAATCCATAACCACTCCCGAAAAAATACAAGACGACCACAAGGATTTCATAGATATACCAAACAAGGACGTCTACAAGATGTCTTTTACCATAGGAACTCCTGCGGTTTCTTATATTTTGCAGCAAGATCTACGACTTTGTTCAAACATACCTGAAAAATACATTGTCGTCCGTGCAGCCAACGAACCCGTTGAACGATATGCGGAATATGATGTATGGAGCAGGCTAGCGGATAAAGAAGCAGAGCAGGCGGGCGAAGATCATGCTGCTAGATTGAGCACCAATAGGGAATACGATGCGTCGGAACAACCTCCTGTTGGACCTCTATATGGTAATGAATACAACAAAGGTCTTTTGACATATTTGGCAGGTGTTGCTGACGCTAGACCAAGCATGGAAGTGCATCCGTCGGCTCCACTGTTTAGCTGGTTACAGATGGAAGATATTGAACCGGGCGAGCCAATGCAGGACACAAGCGATTTTAATGCGCAATTCAATACACCAAAACCTGTAACAAAAGGCGACAACAGAAAGCCTGTTGACGATACATACATGAACAGCAAAGGCACCATGTCGGATAACTCCATCCCAAAAGTTAAATTTGTCAAAGACCCGACCACAGGTAAGGCTAAGCAAATAATACAGCCAGCGGAGAAAAACTAACATGGAAAGAAAATATCAACTGTCAGTTACCAGTGACACAACCGACATAAATGTGCTTAGCGTTAACGCGGATGAGGTAGCACGCATCGTTCAGCTAGCAGGTATAATTGAACCCCGAGCACCCGATGATACGCTGGCGATTACTCCTGCGGATCCCATAGTTCCTGCACAAGAGCCTGCACAGCAGGCGGCTTCGCGCGACGATGATTTTGACACGGGCATGGCTACCATGCGCAAAAATGCAGGACTTCCGGCAGCGGTACAACCAACAGGACCGGATACGAGCCCCGATGATGGCGGTATTCCACCTGATGTTGACAGCGGTATTCCTCCCGATGTTGACGGCGGTATTGACACAAGCATGCAAGATGAAATGGATGAAATGATGTCGTTGGACGAGGATGTTGCCGAGTACGACTACGGCCATCGTAAGTTCCATGATGAAGGCGAGGAAGTGGACGAGCCTGAATACATCTGGCAGGCAGTTGAAAATCCACAGCGGATCAAGGGCAGTGCCGGCGACAACGGCCTAATACAGGAGCTGCATTCGCAGCTGGTTTCAGGATATGCAAAGTATTTGGCTGAAACAGAACGCGAAAATGACACTGGTGTAATGAGCCCGTTAAGTGATCCAACAAAGCCTAGTTTTGATAAGGATCCATTGAGTGATGAAGACCCTGTGGACGATGGTAGCCACAGTCCAATGAGCACCATTGTAAGGCAACACGCTTTTAAGTGATGTATCCGTTGCCTTCCGATGATACCAAGTTTAGGTTAAAGGAGAGCAAAAATGATCATTACCTCAAAAAAACCCGTGTTGCTAAAGGTATATTATTTCATACCAGATCATCCAACGATCCTGCAGGAATTCAGTTGGGGATTTGAAGATGACGTGCCAGAACTCGTGAGAACCCATAAGTTTCTACGGCACTGGCACGAATCAATTGATGCCGTAATATCAGAAGTGCTCATAAGTATATCGGGAGGCTACACAAAGTCATACAGATCGGTTGACACAATGCTATCCCTGAATTGAGACGGAGACATGGCCAAAAACAATACTGAGTTTGAAAAACTAAAACCAGCCAATCGAAAAATAACCCTAACGCAGCAGCAGTTTATAGAATTGGCAGCCTGCCAAAAAGACCCATTGTATTTCATGGAAAATTTCATGAACATACAGCATCCTACCAAAGGAAAGATGAGGTTTGAGGCCTACGAATTCCAAAAGGAGTTGGTATACAACTATTGGAAAAATCGCAACACAATCGCTATGATTCCGCGCCAAAGCGGTAAGACAACAACAGCAGCAGGTTATTTGCTCTGGTATGCCATGTACAATGACGATGTTACGGTACTGATAGCGGCCAACAAGTTCAAAGCAGCAAATGAAATCATGATGCGTATAAAATATGCATACGAGGAGATGCCTGATCACATACGGGCAGGAGTTACTGAATACAACGTGACCAGCATCCGGTTTGATAACGGATCCAGGATCGTGGCGAACACCACCACTCCAGACAGCGGTCGTGGCATGTCAATCAGCTTGCTATATCTGGATGAGTTTGCATTCGTGCGTCCTACCGTGGCGGTTGAGTTCTGGACAGCAATGGCCCCGACACTGGCAACAGGCGGCAAATGCATAATAACATCAACACCCGCCAGCGATGAGGACATGTTTGCTGAATTGTGGTTTGGTGCAATAAACACAGTGGATAGCAATGGTAATGAAATACCCAACGGTGTTGGAGTAAACGGATTCAAAGGGTTCACAGCACACTACAGCGATGTACCTGGCAGGGATGAAAAATGGGCTGAAATAGAACGTGCAAAAATAGGCGCTGAGCGATTCCAACGTGAATATGAATGCCAGTTTGCGGGCGAGGAAAGCACGCTGATCAGCAGCTTGACCTTGCAAAGGCTGCGCGGCATTGATCCTTTGTTCAAAACGGCGGAAGTGCGCTGGTATCAAAAAATAGCACTAGACAAGACATATTTGGTTAGCCTTGATCCTAGCGCGGGTGTTGGTAAGGATCCAGCCTGCATACAGGTGTATAGCTTGCCGGACATGTGCCAGGTTGCGGAGTGGAACAGCAATAGGACCAGCATACCAAATCAGGTCCGCACCATGCAGATGATCATCAATACCCTCTACAATGAGTGTAAAAAACAAGGTTATAAAGGCGAACCTGATATATACTTTACATTTGAAAACAACACATGGGGCGAAGCAGCCATGCAATCAATAGCCGACATTGGAGAAGAAAACTTCATGGCGCAGTTGTTGAATGAACCTCGTAGGACTGGATTGGTAAGATACAGAAAAGGGTTGAATACCAATGGCAGAAGCAAAGCAAACGCTTGCAGCAAACTCAAGAGCCTAATAGAAAGCAACAAACTCACGGTCAGCAGCAAATTGCTCATAAAACAGCTGAAGTTTTTTACAAGCCATGGTGACAGCTTTGCGGCCAAGCAGGGCGAACACGATGACTGCGTCATGAGCACGATACTTTGTGTTCGAATGATGCAGATGGTTACAAACTGGGACGATCGTGTAGGCGAACTACTCAAGGATGTGTTTGACAACAGTGATGGCGAGCAAAGGGATCCGTTGCCTTTCTCCGTGATGATCAACTAAATACCGTATCCATTTGCGGAGAATACCATGAGTTACAACTGGTCAATTGTGACAGATAAACTGTACGGAATCTTAAAGGGTTCCTGCAAGAGCCTGTCCATGTATGACGCTAAAGGTAATGAAACAATCGATCCTGATAAGGCCACTCGGTTCTTTGCCACATTTTCAAGCCATGATCCAGAACTAGACGATTTCTCAATACTGGTCGCTATACACGATCAAGGGCAAACAAGCTTTATCAACATTAAGACGCCTAAATTGGCCAATGATATGGATTTCAAACATGTTCATCAGATAAGAAATCACATACGCAAGGCCATCGGCCAAAAAGAAGGCATCAAGGTAAGCTGGCAGGTATTCGACAAAGAAATAGACCCACGGGAGGAAGCAGTGAACAACATCAAGGAAAGCAAGGATGTGAGCAAGTGGTTTGGTACCACTAAAAGCTCCTTCCAGCGCATTGGCGAAGCCAAGCTAATCATCAGACATAGCGATTCAATAAACGAAGAAAAGCTCGGTGCTCGCACCCGCCATATTCGGGCCTTATTTGTTGAAAATAAACTGGGGGAAAGATTTTCCTATCCACACCTGCACATGGCTGGTGCTCGCGCGTTTGCAAGGCATATCAGCAATGGTGGTACAAATCATGATGCAATAGCCGAAAGCATACTGGCGTTGAGCTCAGATTACATGAGCTTACGCAGGGCAGCACACACCATGCGGCAGAATCAGATCATATCAGAATGGATAGTGGCTGTTAGAGAAAGCATGGACGGTATCAATCAAAGGCTCAAGAAACTGCACGGGCCGAAGGGCTACCAAAATGCAGAATCAATTTTGTCCAGCCAGCCAATGGTACTGGACGAACATGCAACAAACAGCACATGGCAAAAATTAGCTGAAGGCTGTGCCTGTGGCCAAGAAGACCCTGGATACAATGACCTAGGTGTGGCGGCCAAATATCTTGGCAGCATTGATAACCAATCGGGTCCTATAACTTTTAGCTGGACCCGGAAACCAAACATGGATGCCGTGCCTGCAGATCGCAAAATGCTGGAACAACTGCACTGGCAAATAAGTGAACTTGCAGATGCGTGTGCGGATGAACGTGCATCAGCCCGGCTAGCAGAAGTTGCCAGCATGATTGCGGCAAACATCAAACCTACGCAGGAAGATATTGAATTGGTTCGTGAGGCCATTGCCAGCAGCATGACCTATACGGAAGATCAGACCATGATTCCTGAGGAGGCAGAACTGGACAACTTCCTCAATGAGTTTGCGCCAGAAGCTATATTTTCCGAATCTGATCAAGTATCACAGTTTATAGTCGGCGACAAGGTAAAACATAAAACTCAACAACTGGGAGTAGGTACGATTGTCGCCGATCCTGAGGGAGATGAGTATCCTGTAAAGTTTGGTAATGATCCAGAAGTTTATTATACTCCGGCCGAAGATTTAGATCTGGTTGAGACTGTTGCAAAAGCTGATACAAACCATTACAGTGCCGAAAGCTTGGCCGATGCAAATTATGGTGATACGGCAGACATTACTGAAAATTATGACAGGTTAAAGACCCTTAAAAAAATGATAGCCGACATTGAGCGCAAAGAAAAACAGCTCCCGCCTGGCATATCAGCAGAAAGAAAGAAACTAGCCGTTGCCAAAGAAAAATTAGCAAAGGAACACCACAGATTATTCGTTTCACAATTTGGCCACAGATCGCACGATGATGGCGATAGCTTGGCGGAAGAGGATCGTGGTGAACCTACAAAAGATGACATAATATGGTGCTCAAACTGTGGCGAAAGATTTCATGGAAATGGACGTAAACATGGATTCAGCCATTGCGAGAATCACAAAGGGTTTAAGATGATATATGAAACCCTTGTGACAGCTGATGAAAATGTCGACGAAGGCGATGCGTACGGTGTTGCACAAAAGGACCGGGAACGCAAAGAAGAAATTGCGTACAACAAGGAGCAGCGTGCAAAACGCTGGAACTTTGGCGAACCTGTAAAAGACGACACGGCTGCTGACAGCGATTTAGAAGAGGATGCAGCCGATGAAAATATAAACGAAGGTTGGTCAGTAGCCAAACCTATTGACACAGATAGATATCAATCTCGAGCTGGACTGGAAGGACCATTCATGACCAAGGTTGGTAAAGTGGTATATTACGATCCAAAAGAAGGCAAGTATTACGATCCTGACAGTGACTTCTATATCGATTATGATGATTACGCTGCAATGAATGAAGAAAGTTCTGTTGGCACTGATGACCAAGGTGAATCTGCCATGCTAGAACGCATCAAAAATCTAGCAGGGCTGTAAAAAATCCGGTCGAAAGACCGGATTTTTTTTATCATCTTTAAATTTGTGTTGTCCATTTGGTATAAATACTATTGTCAACAGTGAGACAGAACGATGGCTCACTGTTGTCTTATACCATTAATTAGGCACATAAAGGAGGCACACACAATGGCATTAACTTTAAAAGAAATACAAGCCAAGCTACTAGCCCAGCAGGCTAACAAAGACCGCGCTAAAAATGGCAGCGGGTTCGGCGGTGATAACGCCATATATCCATTCTGGAACAATCCCGAGGGTTCAAGCGCAACAATGCGATTCCTACCTGACGGCGACGAAACAAATGATTTTTTCTGGCTAGAACGCCTCATCATCAAGCTACCATTCCCAGGAGTCAAAGGCGACCCCATGGGCAAGCCAGTTGAGGTGCAGGTACCTTGCACGGATATGTGGAAGGCCAATTCCTGTCCTATTACAGCAGAAATCCGTCCTTGGTGGAAGGACAAGAGTCTCGAAGACATGGCTCGAAAGTATTACAAGAAAAAGAGCTATCTATTCCAAGGATTTGTCACTTCAAATCCAAATAAGGATGATCAAGAACCCGCCAATCCAATCCGTAGATTTATCATCAATCCGTCTGTGTTTGATGTCATTAAGTCAATCCTAATGGATCAGGATCTTGAAAATAGTCCAACTGATTACGATGCTGGCCGCGATTTTTATCTCCTAAAGACCGCCAAAGGAGGATATGCAAACTATGCCAGCAGCAAGTGGGCCATGAAAGAACGTCCGCTAACTGACGACGAGCGTAATGCGATTGCACAGCACGGTCTGTGGAATCTTTCTAGTTTCCTTCCTAAGAAGCCAGACGATGCGCATCTAAATGCAATCATGGAGCTTTTTACAGCAAGCGTGAACGAAGAGCTTTATGACGTCGATCGCTGGGGTCAGTTTTACCGTCCTAACGGTATGCGTCTTGATAGCAATGGATCTGAGAACGATTCAAGCGATGCTACAACCAATGTTACCACGGTTGCAGCACAAAAGGTCACCGCAAGCTCAATCCTTAAT